CAAATACACGTCATGGCGTTGATCCACTATGACAACAAATTCAGGTTGCGCATAGTTGATACAGCCGTCTTGGGGTGTGTATTTGTTCACGTATTCTAACACATAAGCCAGCCCAGAGCAACCAGTAGTTTTTACGCCAAGCCGAATTCCTGCATAGCCTTTGGCTGTAACTAGTTTAGAGATCTTGTTTCGGGCTGTGTCAGTGAACGTGATCATGCCGTTTTCGATAATCTTCTACCGCGGCTTTGATAGCGTCTTCAGCAAGGATTGAACAATGTATTTTGACCGGAGGCAATGCTAGTTCTTCGGCGATTTCACTGTTTTTGAGTTCAGCGGCTTGGTCAAGAGTTTTTCCTTTGACCCATTCTGTGACAAGGCTTGAGCTTGCAATCGCCGAGCCGCAGCCATACGTCTTAAAGCGAGCGTCTGTAATAATGCCTGTATCATGGTCTACCTTTATTTGAAGTTTCATTACATCTCCGCAAGCAGGTGCCCCCACCATGCCGGTGCCCACATCGGGATCGTCTTTGGAAAACGATCCCACGTTTCTGGGATTTTCATAATGATCAACTACTTTTTCTGAATAGGCCATAGAATTTATTGTGTCAGTCAAACGTTTGGCTGAACAGTCGACCGCGATATCTAAAAGTCACTGTTTCGCCTCGCTGTGTCAAGACCGGTACAGATTCGCACACAGTGCGATAGCTTACACCGCCGGGCTGTGATTCACCACGGCCGGCTTGATAGCCCATTACACCGCCCACCACTGTGGCAATGTCGCGCCCAGAACCGCCACCAATTTGGTTGCCAATTGCAGCACCTGCAATGGCTCCCAGTACACCACCTGCTGTATTGCCCGAAGTGGCAGGAGTTTGAACAGCCACTTCGCGACATTGTTGTTGATATGTGGTGATCATGCGGGGTTCAACTCTCACAATCTCCACTGTGCTGTAACTGTTGTATTGAGCCATTGCCGATGGTGCGGCGGCTGCAAACAGTGCGAACAAAATTGCCAGGCGTGTCATAGGGTTCTCCTAGGGTTTAGTTTGTAGACTATACACTAATTAACGTTTTAGGTCAACCTTTAGTTGACTAAATTGGTTAGACCCCGCGGTCTTTTTTGGCTGCTGATTTGGCTGCCGCAGCCACAATATCTTGTGCTCGATTTACAGGCATGCCAACATCTGGTTGTCCAGCACCTTTGAACATCAACATACCTGTGTTTGGATCCAGGGGCTCTAACAAGTTGCTGAGTGGCGGTTGGCTCACAACATCAGCTAGATTTTGGGGGGTGATGTTGATGTCCAAATCATTGGCCAGTTTGACAAATGCATCCGCGCTGATTTCTTTCTTGGCATTGGTGTTGTTGGCTCGACCATTGAGGAACTGTACCAACCCTGACAGTTGTTCTGGGTCAGGAGTTGGTGCCAGTCCAGCATCAACTTCAAATATTTTCATTATCTCTTGGCTCGGCCTAGTGCAGCAGCAGGAGCTTCTGCACCAGCTTCGGCAGCGGCTGTATCTAAAGCAGCATCGGCACCCATGTCAGCACCAGCAGCGCCGGCAGCGGCCATGTCACCAGCAGCAGCATTCATATCAGCGGCGCCAGCAGCAATATCAGCACCCATTGCGCCAGCAGCGGCAGCGCCACTTGGTGCTTGACCAGTTACCACACCAAGAGCGGCATCAAGTTGTTGCTTGGCGCCTTGAATGTTTTGCAACAGGCCTGTGAGTGCGGCTGTGGCATCTGCATTGAATTGACTGGCTTGATCAACACCAACTTGGTTCTTGATCGAATCAACCAAGGCTGGTAATTCTTTGAACTGCAATTCGCTGACATCTTCCAACATGCCTTGCATTTTGTCAACCATGTCTTGAGCAGCCAGTACAACTTGAGCTTGTTGTACTTCACTCTCGTTTAGACGCTTCATGAAACGACGCAAACGACTTTCGGCTTGCATCATGGCAGCGCCAGCTACTAGTTTTTGTTCTTCAGGTGTCAAGCTCTGCCCGACACTGCTCTTTTTAAGTGCAGCAGCCAATTTGGGATCTTTTGCCACTGCACCAGCCACAGCAGGCTTTCCGCCAGCCACAGCAGCTTGTGGTGTTGCCGGGGCTGCACTTCCTGTGCCGCCTGCAGGCGCTGCACCACCAACAGCGCCAGTTCCGCTGGTGCCAGCCACGGGAGCCATGGCCTCTTTGAGCCTGCCCACAAGAGCCTGTTCCATCATGACCAGTTGCAGATATTTTGGATTCTTTTCACTGTGATGACGTGCAACAGTTGAGCGATGCTCTCGTAGCACACCCTGTACTTTTTCCAACATAACAGCAGCTTGTCTGGATGTTAGTTGGTTGAAGGGAATACGCGAACCAAAGTAACTTTCAAATACTTTGGCAATTTGCTTACTTGGCTTGGTGGCCGATAGTTCTTGCAGTTTCATTATTGAATCCTCTAATCTGTAGATATTTAGCCTGATTTACACATTTTTCCAATTCTGAGTTAACTGCGTTGTAGCAGTTAATCTTGGGCTGGATTTTCATGTTTATTATTTCATTGAAATTTTCGTGCCGGCCACGCTCGCCTATTTTTTTACGGCAGTAGATGTCTGCTGCCAATGTTTGTTTTTTACGGTCTAGCACCAAAATTAAATTGCTTAATTTGTAGTGTCCTTGATGATCAGCAGTGCACCAGCTCATTGCTGTTTTTTTGCTGCTGAAACAATTTATTTCTTGATCCCAGGTACTGACCACATATTCTGTATCACGAGGTTGAATAAAATACTTGCCAAACACAACTACGCCACCATTATCATCTTCTAAAATGATAGACGATAGATTACGTTTTAGTTCACGTTCTGCCCACTGTTCGAGCTTTTGTTCTTTGTTCATTTGAATACGTATTGGTTCACTAGGTAAGCCACTGTGGCCACCAAGAACCCGATGATGCCAACGCCCCACTGTATGAGTCGATCATTATTTTTTGTTGCCATGACATCAACTGTGGTTTTTACTGTGGCAACCGATTCGGCCACAGCGACTATTTTTTCCTCAACTGAGTCCAGCTTGGTTTCTAAAAATTTATAACGTTCGGCACAGAGCTCCACGTGTGCTTCTAGACTTTTCTTTTCGATGTCAGTGGTATCAACCATGGTTACTCCAATGATGTATTTACCGCAGTGAACCAAATGTTTTGATCGTCACCGTTGGTGGTTATAGTGGGAGATAACTCGGGTTGTTCTTTGAGATTCAACATCATGGGCACTCCCTCGCAATCAGTTTTTAATCCCGCCAAAGGATCAGGATTGCCGTAAACTTCAAACACACCATGAGATTCACTTTTGAATTCAAATTCCCATGTGCCGTTTTGTTGTGCAGGAATAGTGATGTCCACAGGTTGAGTACGTAGGCTGATGAGTTGCAACAAAGTTTCCCAATTGCGCTGTTGATTACGAGAGTGGTTCCAATCTTGTTGATTTTTTATCTGTTGACCTACACGGTCCACAAACGGTATTTCGCTGGATCTGAAATGGCCAGTTACACCAGTGGCGCTGCAATCAAAAAGGGTCCGGCATATGATTTTCATGCTAGGATTATTTAATGCCAAAAAGAAACCCTGGAGTTTTTACCTCCAGGGTGTTATTAACCTAAAATTGATTATTAGGTCTGCAAGCCAGTGAATGTAGCAACGTTGGAAACGTTACCAGTTGGGATACCAATGTTCAAACCACCAGTTGCGTTGGCTGTTTGGGCAGCGGCCACCAATTGTGCTGTTGTGTAAGCACCAGTTGGGTAGATAGCCAAGTTGATTTGACCTGCTGTTGGGCCAGCTTGGTAGAACGCAATTGTTCCGCCTGCGCCACCGTTGGCAATGCCAGCACCAGACTGAATAGCCTGGAACACGTTGTTCAAATAACCATTGACATTACCAGTGCTGGTAAGTGCTGTGTTGGCTGTCAAGCTGAAGAAGTCCAGCTTGGGGCCAGACAACATCACTGGGCCTTGGGCCGCAACGTTTGCTGTACCAGCAATAGAACCGTTTGCTACGTCCAGTGCAAATACTGGTTGGGTAGTACCATTTGTTTTTGTAAATGTT